CTATGCCGCCAATTACTTCAGTAACAATATTATTTTCATCTAAAAATGCGTAGTGCGCCATTATGACCAACTCAAATTTCCGCTACCGTCGGTAACTGTAGTTACTTTGTAGCTGCCGTCTGTTGCTGTAGTACCGGTTAAACCTGCACCTATTGTAATAACGCCGTCTGCCGTTAAATATCTGACTATAAACACGCCTTTTCCACCGTTTCCACCTGCGCCACCGGCACCGCCCCAACCGCCGCCACCTGCCCCGCCGCCTGTATTTACAGTTCCAGCGGTTCCATTATTGGCAGTATGACCACCCGCACCGCCGCCGTCGGTAGCAGTACCCGGCGTTCCAGATGTACCTACCCCGCCACCGCCGCCGCCTGCTCTAGTAACGCTGGTTCCAGTAATTGAGGAAGCCGTACCCGCGCCACCATTACCGCCAACATTTGCCGTAAATACCGACGCGCCAACAGCACCCGCACCGCCGCCACCTGCACCGCCGGTTGTTGCAGCAAGTCCAGCGCCGCCATTATTGCCCTGTGAAGGCGAAGTGCTAGGGGTGTTACCGTTGCCTAACGCATTTCCAAAAGCGCCGCCGCCGCCAGATCCGCCACTTGTTGCGTTCGCTAGATAAGTACCGCCACCGCCGCCACCGGCTGATGAATTAGAATCAAACACACTAGCAGTTCCCGCAGTTCCAGGGTTTGGTAAATTACTGCCCCCAGCGCCACCGCCGCCTATGCTTAGTGCATAACTAGCACCTTTATTTATTGTGTAACTTGCGTTTGTACGATAGCCGCCTGCGCCACCAGCTGCGCCCTGACCGCCACCGCCGCCACCGCCGCCTATGCACAAATAGGAAACTGATAAAGTGCCAGAGGCGGAGATTGCTGTAATGCCTGCAACTATATTGCCAATCATTAGGCGACAGCACCTACTACAGTCCAGGCGTTAGTAGCTGTTTTAATTGCTACGGCTGCTTTGTATTGTGCGACGGTAGGGGCTGCGCTGACTGCTCCCGCGCTAGTTACCGTAGTAGTCCCAGAAGTTACCGCGTTGATGGTCATTAGCCCAGCGCCAGAATTTAGAATAGTAATCGCTGTACCATTAGGAAAAGCGTAAGTAGCGTCTGTAGGTATTGAAATAGTTTTAGTAGAGGCGTTAGAGCCTATAACTAATACCTGGTATTGGTCGGTACTAGCTAGCGTATAACTCGCTGAGCTCTGTAAATTTATCGTATAGGAAACGAGGCCGTTATACATATCAGCCGTAAAAACCGTTCCCGTAACTGTCGGAAATCCTGAGGCCATTACTTTACCTTCTCTCTATTGTCAATAGGATAGTACATTTATCCCAATTTGTCCGTAATCTGCGTTTGAAAATATAAAACTATCCAGGATAGGTTCAAGCGTCAAAAATGAAGTTCTCCACGTTGAGACGGTTATAGCGTGAGATACGCCGAATATCTGCAGGGTCTTATTAAGGGTTGAAGTACCGGTAGCCGCTGGCTGCGTAGACTTAACCGTAATAGTGTCAAAGTAATCTAAGCCTAAAGCTGCAGCTACTCCCGTAGTGTATCCCGGCGTATTTAAATCCTTTAGGGTTACAGAGTCGCACCTAATAGAAGTATCTTTACGAGAAGCTACATAGGCTAAAGCGTAGTTTTTAGCTACTGCCGTAGTCTGCATAAGTAGATCTGTTTTCTTATAGCTGTGAGTAAAGTAAGTCGCTATAGAAGTCGCGTCGCTAGCCGTTTGAGCCGCTAGACCTGTAGCAGTAATTGAAGCGTCATTATAAACCAGCGAATCATCTAACACCCATTTAGCAGAGCCGTAATCTATGCCGGTGCCGTCGTCTGCGAATACCGTAGGAGTCGAACCAATACTAGAGCTAGTTAAAGCCCTATCCTGAAATACTGCGTTACCGCTAGCGTCCATATAAAAAGCGCCGTACTCGCTAGTCTCTACGGTTTGTAAAGCTGCTAGCGCTTGTCTGGTAGTGCCTGGGTCAGCCTGTAACGTGGTTTGTCCCGCGTCTATATCTCGCATAGAACTAGGCCAGCCTACAGCGTCCAACAGAGCGGACGTCCGGGCGCCGCTAAGTTGTCCGGCTGGCGCACCGCTGACAGTTGAGACGTTAGCCATATTAAGTACTCTAAAGCCGTCTACGCAGTTTAAAGTTGTATAGGAGACCTCTCCTACTAGGCTCGCCTGTACGTAGTCATAGGAGACAATATAGCCAGCGAATAGCGGGTAGACCGTATTAGTGTTGGTATCGGTTGCAGTAATGATTAGTTTTCGGTTTGGAATTATATTAGGGTAATATAAAGATGACGTGTTAGCGGGGTTAAAATTTCCGTCCACGTCTGCAATTCTGACCGAGCAGGTACCGGCTTGGAATTGGTCTGCGTTAGCGTTACGGCCTCTATTTATATTAACTGCCTGGACTGTATCCGAGACGTCTGCAGTAACTGTTGCTGAATCTGCCAGGATATTAACGCCGATAACACCTGAGCCAATAATCATAGCCTGACCGAAAGAAGCGCCAGAGCTAAAGTTAATAATGACGTTAAGGGTAGGGGCGCTCACTAGCTACCGGCTCTACTGAGGCTATTCCCAGCTGTATTAGCTGCCTGGACTGCGGCCTGGACTGACTGATAAAACTCGTAAGTAGACCCAATATTTATACCGCCTTGAAGGTTTACGGTTACGTTAGGGGCAGGTTGCATTTGTCCCGCTGTTCCGGTATAGCCTGGGTCGCCTGGCATAAATGGCATATCTATAGCGATTTCGCGATCTATTAAACTTTGAACACTAGAAGCAGCATTACCCATTGAAGGCATAGGGGCTGCGTTAGTAGCGTTATTACCAGTAGGGGCTAAAGGCGTACCAGCAAATAGACTGCCTGGGTAAGTGAAGGTCTTAACAAAGTCTGCGTAAGCTCCGGCATTAGCTTTACTTAGCGCCAGTATTTCAGCGGCGTTACGTTTATGAGTAGCTAAAATTTCATTTTGTCGAGCTACCTCTGCGTCTGCGTTCTTTTTTTGCAACGCTTCTAATTCTTCTAAAGCCGTTAAATCATCTTTTTTAGCAGTAGTTTTAATAGCAATCATAGCGTTTACTCGGGCTAATTCCTCAGCTGAGAGCTTTCCCTGCTTAGCTGCGGTTAATTGAATCATATCCATATCAAAAATAGCTTTTAATTTATCAACCGCTGCAGTCTGTCGCTTTAATAATAAAAGTTTTTTCTGATCTGCTATAGCTTTTAGTCTGGCTTTTTCTGCCCCTGCTTCAACCATACGAGGACTTAAACGGTTTACGGATAGGTCTTTTTGTGAGTTTTTAAATAAATCTCCCAAGCGACCTAACGCAAAAATAGCCGGGCTGGTAGCTAATCCACCTATAAAATCTTTAACTCCCTGAGGTAATTTAAGGTTATTTACTTTATCTATTAAAAGAGTAAAGCCGCCAATAGCATTGGCCGTATTATCAGCTAACTGTTGCATTTGCGTGCCAGCGTCGCTAATAGTTTTTACTGCCCCTAGTTTTACTAAACTGTCTACTAAAGCTTTACCTATAGTCTCTTTAGCCTCGCTGGCTGCTATGCCTAATTTATCCATAGACCCGGCGTAAGTATCCGCTGCAGTCAAAGCCTGACCGCCTACTAGAGTAGTTAATTTTGCTACTTGTTGTTCAAAACTCATAGTCTTTAGATCAGCTTTACTAATACCTGTACCTAGTGAGAATAATGCTTTAGTATTTCCCAAGTAAGCCTTACTTAAAGCTGAAGCAGACGACTCAACGCTTTTACCTGTAGCCGCGCTTATGTCTAAAGATAGATTTAATAAGTTTTGAGATTTTGTAACGTCGCCTGTAGCTAGTAATAATCTTTCTAAAGCCGGGCGTAGTTTGTCCTCAGATACCCCAGTAGCCCGCTGTAACTTGTCTACAAAATCAGTTAAAGGTATAGCTGCATAAACTAAACCTAAGTTTTTTAAAGTTTTAGTAAGTGTTTTCTGGGCTTTATCGTCTGCCAAAGCCATAGCAATAGAATCTTTAGTAAACTTTGTAGCAGCTGTAGCTAAACCTATTAAAGTTAATTTACGAGCTAAACCCATTTTTTTAAAAGATTTTTCTAAACTACCAATACCTTTTACAGCTTGTTTAGTGCCCTTATTATCATACGAAATAATTACCGGTACTTTAATAACCATTATTTAGCCAACTTTCTATTAAGCGCTGACACGCCTTTATCTATAGCGTTTCCCATTTCGTTCATAGTGTAAGGTTCTCTATCCTGTACAGCTTTGTAAGCTACGCGCCCCTGCTTACCTCTCACGGTTACGCCGCTATCAGCTTGAATAGCCCTAATAAAAACTGCGCCCTGTGGTGATTTGCCGTCTGGGTTTTTACGTCCGGCAGTCTCATAGGTAGCACCGGCTGGGTCTGCGTTAATCATTAAGTAGGCTCGACTTGTCCATGTACCTTTACGGCGCTGGCGTTCGATCTTTGTTTTTAATCCCATACGGGCGCTTCTAGGTACGAATTGCAACCTGCCCCACTTGTCGCCTTCTTTAGGTTCCATACCCCATTTACTTAAAGGCGTAGCACTAGGCATTAACTGGCGAGCGTCTACCTGGATTTTTTTCATTGTCTGGTATATCTCTTTATTCATAATCTTTAGAGCGTCAGCGTCCCATTGTTTTAAATCGCGTACGGTTTGTTCCAGACCGGTAACTTGGGCGCTTCTAACGCTTTCTACCTGCCCCACGTTTTACCGCCTTCGCTCTATCAGTTAAAACCTGTACTACTGCCGCCAGCATTTCCGGCGACATCTGCAGAAAATCACTTACAGGTAATTTAGTCTCTACAGCTAGCGCCGCTATTTGGTAGGTAAGTGTCTGGCGATCACTTACCCATTTAGCGGGTCGCTATCTAATACCTCTACCTCTTGCAACGTCTTTAAAAACTCGCTACCAAAAACCGCTACCTGTTGTCCGCTATTCTTAATAGCTATCCAAACGAGCATATAGATATCGGTCTGCTTTTCCTGCTCTCTAAAACATTTGTTAATACCCATTTTTGCATAGGCTTCGAATTCTACTTCGATAGCCGGGGTAATTTTGTAGGTCTCCACTACCCCGGTCTCGAACGTTACTTTTAAACTTGCCATTTTCTAGCCCTCTCTCTTTGTTATGAAGTTGCGATAGTTACATCTGTAGTGCAGTCAAAAGTAAAGTCGATCATAGCAACTTCACCCTGAGCGCCGTTTACTGGGGTATAACCATTAACGAAACAGCTGCCTGAGTATTTAGGGTTCGTTGCC